ATCGGCTTCATTGGTAGCGCCTATTTTCAATTTTACCGACTTTGAAGCGCATAGTGGGGGCGCGACTGATACGGTGGCGGTGACAGGCGGGAACACTATAGATCCTTCAGTGTCCAGAACCTTGCCAGGTGGCGCGGTTGTCGGTTCAACCGTACTTATCACAGCGTCGGATGATGCCGCAGACATAGGGCTTTACAAAGTCACCGCTATTGATGCCGATGCGGTAACAGTTGACGGCACTTTAGTTAATAGCGCTGGAAAATCTATGACGATTTACTACGCAGGGGCCACACAACAAACAACCACGGCTAACGCAGCAAGCACCAACGAGCCTTTTATCGCTGGTAACAGTGTTAGCGTCGAGCTTTCTTTTGATGGCGGGTCCACATGGATTGATTCGTTTCTCCGTGGATTTAGATTCCCTAGCGCTGGTTTTACTGTATCGGTAGACGTGGCAGAGCTTAGAGAGGTTACATTGACAGAAGCCTACGCAACAAGCCCGACAGCTAGAACAATCGACATCAACCTGAACTATCATTTAGTTGATATTGCGCCTATTCGTTATCTTAACGATGATACCGAGGTTGGAGTTCGTATCACTGTAATTGATAGCGAAGGCACAAGCGCTGCAACTGGTAATAAGTATGTATTTACTTTCCCGCGCTGTAAGACTGTATCGGCTAACGCTGGCGACGCCTCCAAAGGCTCAGAAATGACCGGAACGTGGACGTTGAAAGCGCTATTAAATTCTAGCGATATTGATATGCAAGTGGATCGCACAGTGGCGAGCTAATTTTTAAATAACTTTACGGGGTAAACTATGGCAAAAGTTAAACCACAATTAAGCGCTTTCAGAACACCGAAAGAGGCTTTGAAAGGTAAAAAAGTAATACTTGAGGCGGTTGGGGGTTCAATCCCAGCCGTTTTAAGATGCGTACCAAATCCAGATTACAATAAGGCATTGGTCGAGCTTTCATCTATTGCAGGGGAAGCCACAGACGAGATAGTAAACCAATGCCTTGCCAATCATGTTGTAGTTAGTCTTTGCGAAGGCAAAGAGAAAATATCTGATAAGGAAGAAATTAAAGATATTTTAAATAGTCCTGAGTATTGGGCGCTAAGACAGCAAATTATCATTAAATCGACCCAACTATCGGCAGCTAAAGCGGAGGCAAAGACAAAGGCAAAAAAGCCTTAATTGATTTTGTCGTTGGGTACGAGCAATGGCGCAAAAAGTGGGGCATTAAAGGCAAGAAAGAACTAGATTGGCTTTTTAAGGAACAAAAAGAAATCAGTTTAGATAGACCTGGTTTTGTTATGCCAGCCATTAAAGAAAGGCCATTGCTCGATAGCTTTCTGGAACCATTAGCGGAGGCGTTTTATACTTTAAGTGGCGCAGGTGATTTCTCCATACCTGCCCTATCAAAAGTTTATGAACTAACCGGCTTTTTTGACGAGTTAGCCTTTTATGAAATTATGCTTGATACCCATCACGCGCTAGAACAGGAACAGGCAAAAGAATGGCAGAAGAAATAGGCATCAAAATATTTGCTGACACGTCCAAAGCGGTTGGTGATGTAGATAAACTTGACAAGGAAGTTGACGAGCTAGGCAAAACCACCGACAAAACCACCTCTAAACTATCTGACGGATTTAAAACAGCAGCCGGACGCATTGCCGGAGCAGTAGCGGCAATTACAGCCGCAGCGGTAGCCGCCGCTAAATCCGAGCGAGAGATCGCAAAATTTGCACGACAAGCCAGAATAAGCGCCGACGCATTTAAGGCGCTTGACTTTGCGGCGAAACAATACGGATTAACTGGCGAGCAAGTCGCAGACATTAGCAAAGACATTGCAGATAAGGCCGGAGAATTTGCAACCGCCGGAACCGGAGCTTTTCAAGATTTTGCCGATGTAATGGGCTACACCAAAGATCAGGCAATGGCAGCGGCTAAGTCAATACAAGCCATGTCAGGCCCTGAAGCTATCCAATACATGGTGAGCCAGATGCAAAACGCTGGCGCAACAACAGCACAAATGACATTCGCCCTAGAATCAATGGGCAACGATTTATCTGTATTAACTCCACTATTTTTAAACAACGGTCAGGCTTTGGATGAGCTGTCCAAAAAGTACGCCGAAGCAAATAAGGAGTTAATGCTTACCACTGAGAATACGGAAGATTTAAAAGAGCTTTCCGAAGCATGGGACTTATTAAAAGATACTATCGTAAATCTAACTAAAAAGGTTACGGCAGCAGTAGCGCCAGTATTAACCGCAGCTTTTGACGCTATTACAAACGCGATAGCAACAGCCGCCGGTTGGTGGCGCAAGTTTATGGAGTTTTTAGGCTTAGACGGTGGCGGGGAACTAGATGTTGCCGTCTCTAAAATAAAGACCCTAAAGGACGAGCTTGGCACTATTACAGAAGGTGGGAGCATAAAAGGCATTGTCGAACTAACTGGGATCGCCAACAACCAAGCCGCATTAGATGCAAGGGCTAGGGAGTTTGAAGCAGAGCAAGCGCACCAGGAGAGACTTTTAGAACTTCAAAACCAAAAAGGCCAACAAGCGCTAGATCAAAGGGCTAGAAGATACGAGCAAGAGCAGAAGTTAAAAGAAAACACCAACGCAACTATTTTGCAAAACGAACAGGCGACACAAGATAATTTACTCGCTATGGGTCAGGCTTTTGCTAAAAAAGGTTCGATGTTATCTAAAGCGCTATTTGCTTTTGAAAAAGGGCTTGCTATAGCTCGAATCATTGCCAATACGACAGCAGAGGCGACGAAGTTTGCAGCAAATCCGCCACTAGCGGCGTCTATTGAAGCGACCGGCTACACAAGGGCCGCGCTGGTTGGTGCGTTATCGGTTGCTGAGCTTTCAGGCGGTAGAGCAGGTGGCGGGCAAGTATCTGGCGGCAACACATACCGAGTCGGTGAAATTGGGCCTGAAATATTCGAGGATAGAGCCGGTCGAGCCATGTTAATACCTGGCCCAGATGGTGGAAAGGTTACGCCAGTAAAGCCAGCGGTTCAAAACAATAATAGCGTTAATGTTACAGTGCAGAACAACGCGCCAGGCGTGACAGTTGAGCCACGTCAAAACGGGAATAATCTAGAAATCATTATCAAAAGAGCGGTAGATGCTGTTAAAAATGACTTTGTTGATTCAATCAGAACAGGATATGGCGACTTTTCCGACGCGCTGAACGGTAGTTATGCAATGGAGCGACGGTTCTAATGGCAGCTTATTCAATACCAACGCCAACGGCATGGCCTAGCGATTTTCCAAAGCCGCAGGTATTGAGCCAGTCGGTTAAGAAAAGCCCAAGGGTTTTAGAGTCAGAAGCGGGAACGCCTACCAATTCAAAGCTAATTAACCCGCTAGCCGTGTCGCATGTAAATCTAGTGTTTTTTTGCACCATGTGTGAAATGCAGCAAATTATTGCGTTTTATACAAACGAATTAGCGGGCGGTTTAAAGCCTTTTACCATTGGATTAAGGGCAGAAGGTGGGCACGAAACTAAGACGGTTAGGGCGACACTTTCCGGCATAACAATGGTATCAGAGCAAAACGCCGAGGTGTCTTTTATTGGAGAGATAGACAGTGGCAGCTAGTTATCCATCTATACCAAACCCGCAAAGAGGCGGGCCGCTTCAGATTCAACCTATTATTGATGAACTGCCGGTAATGGGTGGCCGAAGTTTACGCAAGCGTATATCCAAAAAATACCAAGTTAGACAGAACCTAGAATGGATATTTAGTGCCGCAGATTTTACAACATGGGCGAATTTCGTTGATTCTACCATTGCCTATACTGGCTCTTTTAACATGCTGACTTTCGGGCCTGAAGGCATACAAGAGCGCGAAGTTTATCTAGTGGGCGGTAAATATGATTATATACCGTTAGATAATGGGCCGGTAAAAGTGACCGCTACAGTCAGATGGGATCAAAGCGCGTTTGTTGCGACATGTGGCATCAATGTTATTGACGGCGGCGACACTTCTAGTGCTCATGCTGACGCTTACGACGGCGGCGACACTGCCAGCACGCATCCTGACGATATAGACGGGGGCACAAGTTAATGGCTACACCTTCGATAAGGGAAGAGTATAAAAAATGGCTGGCCTCTAATGAGGGTAATTTTATATCGGTTAATACGATAGAGATCACCCAAGGCGATCCGGCCAATTTTACGTTTTACCTATGCGACTACGGCCAGGACTTTAGCGCCAAAGATGAAGATGGTAACAGCTTAACTTTTACGGCTGTACCTATGAAATTTGGGGTAGAGTCACGCAAGAACACCACAGAACAACGCTTAGTTGTCACTTTAGACGCTTTAGAGGGGCAGGTTTACGCACAGCTTAAAGCTATTACAGATTCGGAACGGTCAGACCCGATCAATGTCACCTATAGACAGTATCAAGATAATGATCTTAGTGGTCCCGCCATAGATCCGCCTAGTGAGTTCATCTTGGTTCGCGCTTCGTGTGATGTTGGTCGGGTCACTCTCGAATTGACCACAACGACAGCACCGCAAAGACGTTGCGGACAATACGCGACGGTTAGACTATTCCCGGCACTAAAATACCTATGATCGCCACGCTGGGGGAATATATACATATCCCTTTCCATGATGGAGACAATGGCGGCATGGATTGTTTCACGTTTGCCGAGCACTTCAGAAAAAACGAATACAACAAAGATACGCCATTATCGGTCCCAAGTTTTTGCGACGCTAAAAACGATTTGGAAGCCGTTTTTGTGTCGGCAATTAATCAGCAAAAATATATCACTACCCAAACCCCTAAAAATGGCGATCTTTGCGTGATGTCGAAAAAGCGTTTCGGCAAATGGCATCATGTCGGTATATACTTAGATAATGGCGTTATTCATTGCACGAAACCAGGCGGGGTCCAGTATCACCCGCTAGACCGTTTAAAAATCCTTTTTCCGTTTTACGAGTTCTATACTGAAAATGGCTAAGCTATATAAATTTGAAAATGTATTCTCCACTGAAAACGATCAATTTGATTTGATCGTCGGCATGAACTTGGCCCAGTGGATGATGGATAAATGGCCGGAGGGTTTCGGGCAAGATTGCGCCGTATATAGCCGCGCCGTTCGTGACGAGTGTTTGATTGACCCGCTAGAATGGGAAATTAAAGAGGATGATTTGATTTTGGTCGTCCTTAAAATGGGCGACCCTGTAACGGTTGGCGTGACCGTTGGTCTTTTCGCCGTTTCCTACCTAGCAGCTAAAAACCTAGAGCCAGACGTTAAAGAAATAAAACCAGAAAGCCCCAACAACTACGCAAGCGGGCAAAAAAACGCAATAAGAACAAATCAGCGCATACCTGATATTGTCGGCAAGGTGCGAAGCTATCCCGATGTTATTTATCCTACGGTTGAGGAATACACGACAACAGGCAAACAGAAGATAACCGAGTTTTTCGCTATCGGCGTCGGCTCGTATGATAAGGCTAATGCGAGAAATGGCGATTCTTTGTTGTATAGCGACCCTGCTACTACCATTGAATATTTCGATCCATCTTCAGAGGTAACAACGCTGACCGGCGTTGTGGAGTTTTACGACATACAGAACGCCAAAGATACAAGGCTTGCACTAGATTATGAGTTGCCTTCTATTAATACTGACAATGTAACCTATGTTGGGGCTTTGTCCTTAACAGGCATAATTCGCATAAATGTGGGCGCTGGCAATACCTCTGATTTATATCAATCCGTAGCGGTTGACGATGTGATCCAGCTATTAAGCACGTCTACAACTACAACAAACACAGGTCAATTTTTTTATATCACAGGAAAGACGCCAGAAACCGGAGGCAATGAGGATATAGGCGCTAGAACAAACTCGGCGTTCTCCACAGTTTCAGAAACAGATAAACAAAACTTTGCGATAGTCCCTAAAATGCACAGAATAGAGGACGTGACCATAAAATTTAGGCCGACAAGTAGCGGCGGCGGCGGCTCAGTTAGCTTGTTTGATGTTTATGCGGTGTCTGGCTCAGACAATGAAACAACATTGCAAAATCATTATCAATACAACTCTGTGACCGGCAGGAAGTACATAGTTGTTAAAGACCCATCAAATGGCCAGACAGGTTGCTACACATTAAATAATTCTTATACTTCGTTGGGTAGTGGTGTTTATAGATTTTCTATAGGTGAGGGGTTTAGCACGCTAACCACTTCGATAGATGAAACTGTTGCCAATTGTGATGTTTACATGCTTTTCGATGGCGATATGAACGGTCCTTATGTAACACCAATAAGCGACACTGAAGAGGTTTGGTTAAATATAGAGTTTCCGCAAGGGTTGATAGGCGCAAGCGACGCAGCGGCCACCGTAAAGTTGGAAGTCCACCTGGAAAACACCAGCAACAACAGATACAAGATAATCGACGGTGATGATTCCGTTTTACCGCTATCAATCACAGCGAATACGCGCAGCGCCTACAGAGTCACCAAAAAGATAGTTTTAACAGATCACACCGACAACCTAGGTAATCCGTTGGCGTCGGGCGAATATCGTATTTATGTCAGAAAATACTACGACGACAGCGAAAACAACGCAGCCGAAACCGTACTGATAAACCTAGCGGCAGTTAAGCAAACGGCCAGCTATGCTATAGGAAACATTACAGCGGCAAGGGTAACGACAGAATTTAATAAGATGTTGGAGCGACCAGATACGCGCCGTTTTAATGTAGAAGTAATCCGCAAGTTACCAGATTACATGTTTTATTATGACGACCCAGATTCTATTTGGTACGGTGGTTGGCAACCCGGCGGTAGCAGTAGGGGCAGCGGTGCAGACGTAGCAGATCAGCAATGGATAAACGCCTTTATGTATCGGGCTACTGATACTTTTGGCCTAAATGCAGCCGCTTTAGAGGTAGATGTCGCAGGCTTGCAAGCCATACAAACCACGCTAAACGCTTTAGACAGTGGCGAGGGCGGAGAGTTTAATTATACGTTTGATAAAGCCATAAGCGCCGAGGATGAGCTAAGGCTAATAGCCAAGGCCGCAAGGTGTGATGTTTACCGAATAGGTAAAAAAATCTATTGCGCCCGTGATGAAACCAAAGCGGCTATTACTTCGATATTTAATCGCCGGAACAAATCGCCAAAAGGTGAAACCCGCAGTTTTAACTTTGACCAAAGCAACCGCCGCGACCATGTAGAGATCACATTCAAGGACGCTGAAGAAGGTTATAAAACACAGACTTTTATATACCCTGTTAGTGGCGATATTGACTACGACGCATCTACCACAACCTATTTCAATCCAATCAAAGCGACATTAGACGGCATTACCAATTTTAGCCAAGCGTACAGAATGGCAATATATTTGTATCGTTCGGATAAACTACAAAAAGACAGTATTGTTATTGAATCTACAGACGACGCCAGGGTTTTAGGCATTAATGACAAAATTTTAAATGTAGACGCGCTAGAATATAAAGATTTAGACGGCGAGCTTTTGGCGTATGACGACACAACGCCAAGTGCTACTATACTTACACTAGATAGGCCGGTGTTCACGGGTTTAAGTGGCACTAGATCCATCAAATGCAGAACAGCGAACGGTCAAAGCGTTCAAAGTTTTTCGTGTACCAAAGGGGCAAACAACTATAAGGTTGTTGTAAATAACACTGGCGGGACCCCTTTTGTATTTAGTCTATCTGACGGAGTATCTAAGGGCACGTTATACCAGTTTAGAACAGCGAGCGACACAACCTTGGATGAATGGACTGTTAAAACAATAGAGGCAAGCGACACATATACTAAAGTCACAGCAAGCAAATACAACGCTAACGTTTTTGCTTGCGATACCGAATCAATACCAACTAAACCATATTAGATAGGGTTAAACAATGGCAACCACTAACGCAAGAATGTTCCAACGCGCAGACACGAGCGCCAATGCTACCACTAACAATCCTACGTTTGCGGAGTCGGAATTTTTCCACGAAACAGACACCAATAAATTTTTGATTGGTGATGGCGTGACCGCTTATACAGGGTTTGCCGATAAGGACAAATTTCAGACTCCTAATATGATTTTTAGCGCGGCGGTTGTTACTAGCACGCCATCAGCGGGCCATGTACTTGTTTACAACTCTACCAGTTCACGTTATGAAAATAGGTCGCTTACGGTTTCGGATTTGTCGGGAGGTTCGGCATACTTTGTATTAGCGGGCACGTCAGGCGGTCAAACCGCAAATGGCGGTACTAACGCAAGCGACGATCTAAAATTGGTTAGTACAGCACACGCAACCAAGGGCGAAATACTTTTCGGCGCATCTGGAAATTCAAGGTATGATGAAGTAAACAATGATTGGGTTTTAGGTGGAACTAGCACCGATGGTCGAAGGCTTCGTGTTACAAAAGACAGCGCCGATACAGTCGTAAAGATCGATAGTACCACAAGCGGAAAAGCCTCTTTATTTTTAGACGGTTTTGAAACTAATACAAATATGACTACAGCCAGCGGCGGATCAAATGTTCAACTAACGAACGCCAGCGCGACCGATGGTAATTACAGCGCGATCAAAGGGATTGACAGCGGCGGCGCGACATTGGCTGCCATAAACTTTGTTAATGTCAGCCACACGAACAACGAAGGCGACATAGCATTTTTAGCAAGGCCGAGCGGTGGCATTTTAACCGAATATATGCGCCTTGATTCAACGGGCAGCTTGGGCGTTGGTACGGTTTCCCCAACTTCACAGTTGCACGTATTAAAAGACCAGAACGCGCTAACAAAGTTTACGATTGACAACAACACAAGCGGCACAGGCGCAGGTACACAGGTCGAGCTATTGGCAAACGCTGGCGCAGGGTCTATTTATGCTTTAAGTAGTGCATATACTACTTCGGGGGCGCTCGTAGCAGATAGTTTTGTAGTTCAGTCTAATTCTACCTCTTCAGGTGGTTTGATACTTTCCGCTGGCGGCTCTAATAATATGAGCTTCTATACCAACGGCAGCGAACACATGGAGATCAACGCAATCGGCCAGATTGTGAAGGTTACAAGTGCCATCACCAATCGGTCGTCAGTTGCGGGTATTGCAGGAACCGCAGCCGATGAAAACGCTTTTGAGATTGGCGAAGGTTACTTGAATTTAAGTCGCAATAATTCATCAGAAGCCCAACAAATCCGATTTAATAAAAACGGTTCTTTACACTCTGGTATTAAAACGAATGCGGCTGGTTTCAATATTTTTGGTTCAGATGGTGATTCGGACGTAACAGTAGACACCTCTGGAAATGTAGGTATTGGAACAACAAGTCCCAGTGCTGGGGCGATAGGCGGCAAGGCTTTACATCTTCAGAACTCAGGCGCTACAGCAAGTATCAGAGTCGATAGATCAGACGCAGCGGTCGCGGGCACAATATCTATATCTTCAGGAAACTCGAATAACTCCATATTTTCAACAGGTACAAAAGATCTGGCGTTTTATACGAACAGCACAGAGAATGCGCGGCTCGACAGTTCTGGAAACTTTGTTGTAGGTAGTTCTAGCGCCGACGGAAGGCGTTTTAGAGTGACAAAAGACAGTGCTGATGTTGATGTAAAATTCGACACTACTACAAGCGGCAAAGCTGCTTTAATAATTAGTGGTTATGAAGGAAATACAAATCTCGCCACAACTTCAGGCGGCGCTAAGTTAACACTTCAAAATAGCAATGGAACAGCAGGTAACTACTCCTCTATTATCGGCGTTGATTCTGGCGGCGCTACAATGTCACAGATTGCTTTCGTTAATGTGGATCATACAAACAACGAAGGTGAAATTTCGTTCTTTACGCGCCCCAGCGGTGGAAGTATTACTGAGCGCATGAGGATAGATAGTTCTGGCAATTTAAGTATTAAGGCACTTAATAAGATAATCACAAACTCAGGATCAGGTGGCAACAATTATATTGTTGCATCTACAAGCGGCGCAAATCCTAACATGGACATATACACCGCAGGATTAAGAAGGGCTTCATTTACGTATGGCGGCCAGTTTTTAGCACCTTCAGGTTCCGCAGGTTCCCCAGCAGTTGCAGGGGTGGCCGACACAGATACAGGCATGTATTTTTTAACTGGAAACGAGTTAGGATTTTCCACTGGGGGAACGACAGCGTTAACAATTGATTCAAATCAGCAGTTGAGCTTGGCTGGCCACTTTAGAAGAAGTGCAAACGCAAGCATTACAGCATCTACTACGCAAACCCAAGGAAACGGGGCTTTGGCTTCAGATGTCAACCGAGTTTCAACGGTTGCAAATGATAATGACGTCGTCACTTTGCCAGCCGCTTCCGCTGGGAGAAAGGTCATAGTGTACAACGAGGGAGCTAACACACTGCAAATATTTCCGGCGAGCGGTGACGATTTGGGCACTGGATTAAATTCATCTATAAAACTAGTGCCAGGTGGCAAAGCGGTGTTTACAGCCTACAATTCAACAAACTGGATGGATTTATTGCGCGGGCCTGTACATATAAGGACTGGAAGTTCCGGCGTTGACCCGACAGCAGACGCAAGCGATTTATTTATTGAGGATAGCGGAAATGCAGGACTCACAATTGGCACAGGCACAACCAGTACCGGTAGTATATTTTTTGGCGACTCAGCCAATGCGACAATGGCGGGCATAACATACGATCATAACGATGATTTAATGACGTTTAAAACCGATAACGTCAATTTAATGTACATGGACGGTGCAGCGGTCGGAATTGGCGAATCTGCCCCGCTTGCAAGGCTTCATGTAAAAGCCAGCGGTGATTCAGGTATAACCGGCGTGGCAAGCCCAGGAATATTGATTGAGACGGGCAGTAGTTCAGGGCTAACGCTTGCAAGCTCGACCACAGGTTCTGGTTTTATTTATTTTGGTGATTCAGGCAGTAATCAAATTGGTAAGATCCAATACGAGCATAATAGTAACTATCTATCATTTACGGCTAACAATTCAGAAGTTGCCCGCATGGACTCAAGCGGCCACCTTTTGGTTGGTACGACAGATAACACGCCATACAACAACAGCACGAGCGCTGGCACTGGCACGTCAATTGGCCCGAATGGGCAGATCTGGAACCATGCCGACAATGGCGACCTTGGAACGTGGAACCGTTCAGGCTCGGACGGCTCTATTTTTCTGATTAACCGCGATGGCTCGACAGTCGCAACCGTTTCAGTATCTAGCGGCACTGTTACATGGGGTACATTTTGCGGTGGCCACAACTCGCAGTTTGCTGATAAGTCACAACCTGAAATAGAGCGCGGCACTGTGATGGATTCCATAGACGAGTTAGTTGAATGGAAAACCGTAAAATGGGATCAAGAAGTCACGGAAACTAGGCAGCTAGAGGACGGCACGACCGAAGAAGTGATAGTGACAGTGCCTAAACAGGCTGATTATTACGGCCCTGAAGTAGTCGGCGCGGTATTTACTGACGACGACGGAAACAAAAAAACCGTACACCAAAAACAGGCCGATCAGTTGCCTAAGTGCGAGCAGTCCGGCACATACGGAAGTAAAATGGTGTATGGTACTTTTAGCCACTACGACGAGAACGGAACTCCAATCATACACGGTCTAGGTCAAACCGTTGTCAGGGTTACAGGTCCGATTGAAGCAGGCGATCTGTTAATGTCAAACGGCGACGGCACAGCATGTAAATGGGTAGAGGCATACGGTTACGCCGCTATACTCGGCAAATGCCGACAGGGATCGCCTAGCGCAGCAAAAAGCGACGTAAATCTACTAGCTTACAGCTCATTTTCGAGCTAAGGGTATTTTATGAACTTATTAGAGTTAATCGGATCAGAACCGAGCAACGCGAAAAAAACTGATTATGAAGTCTATTTGTGGCTGAACGAGAGAACAGAGGAATTTTTGGCTCCTGCAACGATAGATCGCCTTGTTTCGGCTCTTGGGGATAAAAAGGCGCTAGACTTAGTTAGCAAGCTAAAATCTATAGAGGGATTAAGAGCAATAGCTACGCGCGAAGGTATCCCATCGGATGGGCTTGAAGCTGTTTTAGATTCAGCGGTGGCTTCTGGCGATATATCGCAAGATGAAGCGGACGATATATTAAGTGCAACAGTTGCAAAAATATCTAGGTTGGCCGCTAACGGACTGACAGCAACGCCAGTAGATGTTGTGCTGGCCCGTAGTTAATTGAATTGGAGTGATCCAAAAATGACCGAGATAGACGAGGAAAATATTTTGATCATGTTTACGGGTGATCAAAAAATCGCGACCGCTTCAAACCATGCGTTTAAAGTAGATTTTACCGATGCAGGTTTATTTGCCGACATATCGGAATTTGATTTTAATATAACTTTCACAGGTGATTAAATGGCTGATACACAAATCCAAACTATCAACTATAAATACGGTGATACTTACGCCAAGGAAATCACTATAAAAAATAAAACTACAGGCGCGGCGGTAGATATTACAGGTAATACCTTTACTTTGAATATCTATTCAACACAGGCCGGAGAGACAGCGACTTACACAATCGCCGGAACCATTACCGACGCAGCTAATGGGGTTGTAAGATTTCCGATAACTACTACCGAATCGAACAATGAAGGCGTGTTCTACTACGATATAAAAATGAACGACGGCAGCATAAAAACCATTATACAGGGCCAATGGAACTTTGTCAGAGATATTACGACCCGCTAATACATTGCGGATATATAGCGGTTAATTTTGTTTAGCACTTCATCTGCTAAATAGTTCATTTTGCCAGTGTCTTTAATTACGATATTAGAGCGCCCAGCGATTTTAAAAATATATTCGCATGGTTCGTCGTATGACATGCCAGGCTTAAATGATATGTTCCCCAGTTGGTGAGCCTTTACAATATCAGACCCGCCGCCAGGTGTATTAAAAAAAATCGTTTTATCCTCAAAATTAAACCGAATTATTGATCGGCCTATAGGTATCACCTTTTGCATTTAAAAACCTTAATTCTTTGTGCTCGCAAGTTGCCTTGCGTCCATTTATCACCACAGAACAAAGCGGCTTTTTTACTTCTAAAACCTCTACTAAAATTTTATTTCTAAAAACCGCTTTCAATGTAGTATTTACCTCTTTAGCCTTGTTCTTCTTCTAAATACTCTTCGGGTATAGGGTCAAGTTTTAGTGTTCTATCGTCGTCCATAAAATCAATTATTTCGACAATTTGATCTTTCTCAAAATCCACGCGAACAGGCGCGACAACGCCGGCGGCTAAGGTGGAAAAGAAAGGAACACCAAAGAAGCCTAGGACAGCTTTAATGTTTTTTGCTGTTAATTCGCCTATGTATTCAGCTTGTCCGCCGCGCATCTCCACTAATATGCCAACGGTATTAGGGGCGATGTCAACTTTAATGATTTTAGCGTTTTCCATTTTGATTCCTTAGAATGATATTTGTATTGAATTTGAATGTAATTCTATTGGGTTTTTGTCTACTGTATTCCCGCAGATGTCGATAACTTCTAATTCTTTGCAGTAATCGACAAGGGCAAAACTGTTTTTTGTATCAACTTCTGTATAAACCCTTATAAGCGTTTTTTCAACTGGGGTGATAACATTTTCAAAAAGCTGATAGATACCGCTAGAAACTTTTTCTATTTTGTACATTTTAATTTTTCCCATTGTTGCTTAATGTCACACCAAACCACGGGGATCATGTATCCAATTTGTCTGGCTTCTTCTTTTGGCATATATAAAACACGGCCATACAAGCGATCTAAAAAGTGACCGTGGGTTTTGTCAGTGTCTAATATATTCATTTAATAATATCTACCCGATAGCGGACCAGTTGGACGCCAAAAGCTATTTATCCACTTATCCAAGGGGGAAAACTCAATCGGTTTTTCCGCTTCCTTTTTTGCTCTAACGGTTCTAGGTTCGATACCTTCAAAAGCCCACTTATACGCCTCATCAGCATTGATCCAGGTTTGGCCACCCTTTGAATCAATCAATATATATTTTTGTTGGCCTCTGCCTTTTTGGATAGATAGTGGTTTACGTGTCTTTGAGTTATAAACGACGCCTGACTCATCGACCAAGTATCTATTGTCGAAATCGGGTATAAAAAGCGCGGGCTTTCTCATTGATCCGACCCACCATGTAAAACGAACCCACAGCTATAGCAAGTGCCAACATCAAGCCCACTATAATCATCCCCGACATTACTAGCAGGGCCACCACAGTTGACGTACTGACCGCACTTCGGACAATTGAATAGATCCTCATTGGTCTGCCTTATGACATAAAACAGTATTGCTATCGCCACAGAAAGAGCGCCAAGCGCTAAATAAAGCATAGTTGTTACCTCTCGTTTTGTTGTAAGTGTAGTTTAATTTTTTCAACATATTTTCTTAATCTTGTATTTGCTTCACATCTAGCAAATCCAACTTTTTTATAGCTCACAGGTTCGGCCTCTAATGCCTTTTCGTAAACCTCTTTATAATTTCGAACCGCTTTTAGCTTCAGCTTTGGCGGCAGTTGTGAAAGTTGATCCTTTACCCATTTTTTATCGTGCGGATGCAAAGCCAATCCTCCAATGCTTCAATGGCCGCTTTATACCCAAGAGCAACGCAAACAAAAGCGCCGTTTTGTTGTGCCTGTAATAAATATTCGATTTGCCCATCTTGCCAACGGCTCTTTGTATGGTCCTGCCTTTTAAGCTCGCACACGAACGCAGGGCAGCCAGGTATAACAATATCCGAAGCGCCAGGGGTTAAGCCTTCAGCTTTTTGTCTTATTGCCTGGTTGTGAGTTCTAACGCCTTCATTTCTGATATGCGTCGCAATCTTTCCGATAAATGGATAGTCACGCCTAACCACATTAAAAAAGGTGATTTGTTCGGCGGTTTCGGTGGCGCATTTACCACGGAAAGATTGATCGCCATAAACTCTAATCTCTTTCTGAAATTTCATCTGGCACCTTGTTATAAGCTACAACTTTAAAAAACCCGTTTTCTTTTTTGGCTGATATTGTTTTTATCAATTGTTTATTAACGCCAAATAGAGCCGACAAACCTTCTATAGTGCTACTCGACGAGACGCCTAAACTATGGCAAAAAAGCTGCCAAGGCTTTCTCCACTTTGGCGAGTACCAGACTGGGAAAGTCCTATATTCAGTGGTGAAGTCTACTTTTAAAGACTTTTCGCCTTTGTTGGTTGTCCATGGGGTCGCGCTAACCGCCAGCACCTTATCGGTCGTTAATGCTGACGGGTCTTTTTTAAGCCTCATAAATTCTTCACGCAGCTTTTCGTTAGGGTCCACAAGTTCAAAGCGGCACTTCTCGCAATACCTGGCGGCTATATCGTTTTCGTGGGCGCAGTCTGGGCATTCTTTAATAGTCCACCTATAAGAGCATTGCACATATGAACCTTTTATTTTTTCGCGAGCTTGGCAACGCCTGCCAAAGTGGGATGGCATTTCAAGTTCGTTGCCTTCTAAATCCATAAAATAGCCGTTTTCTGAAATACCTAAACCGTCGGGGTTTGGCCTATTGCTAAAAATGTTTTCATAGCTACATTGTGGGCATTTATACTCAGTACCACCGGTCGTTTTCTTGCTTTTGCTCGCTTCAATTCTTGGGTCAAAAATATCACCGTCGGGGCAATGCCTTTGTATATTTTCGGCATAATCTAAAACTAAACAGTCTTTTTTACCGTCATCTATACGCAAGCCACGGCCAATAATTTGCTGAAGTAATGATACCGATTCAGTGGCCCGTAAAATCGCTATACAATCAACGTGCGGCGCATCAAACCCAGTAGTTAGTACTGCAACATTAACAAGGTATTTGATCCGCTTGGCTTTGAAGTCGGCAAGGATTTTTTCACGCTCTTTTTGTGGTGTTTTGCCGGTGACTAACCTGGTTAATTCATTGGGTAGGCTGGCCGCGCACTCTTCAGCGTGTTTTATTGATGCAGCAAATATCATCACGCCTTTCCTGTTTTGGCAGACTTCGACAATCTCAGCAATAATTTTAGAGGTTCTGCGACCGTGGCCAACGAAAGCCCTGTCTATCTCTTTAGCGTCAAATTGGCCGCGACTATTTAGCTCTAAATGCGCGGTTTGATAACCGTCGTGTACTTCAGTTGTCGGCCTTGTTAAAAATCCAGCCTCTATAAGTTCGTGTGCTGTTATCCTGTAAACCAGCTTTTGAAAATATGGGCTAGTTGTTTCTTCTTCTGGCACTGTTCGGCCTTCTTCGTCTATCCCGTAGATGTAACCACTGCCAAGCCTATAAGGTGTGGCAGTCAAACCTACGACCCTAGTATTGGGGTTTGTTCCGCGTAGCTCTTCGATAATATCTTTAATAGTTGGCGTGATGCCGTGGGCTTCATCGACAACAACAGCGGCAAAGTCTTTGAACCTGGCTATCGAGTTTTTAACCGTTTGAGGTGTGCCAAAGATCACATTGTGGCGCATACTCTTGGCGATAGATGCACTATAAAAACTAGCCTTATCACCAGTTAATAAAAACTTTTCGTGGTTTTGTTCTGTTAGCTCTTTAGATGGCGCAAGACAAAGCACTTTTTTGTTACTCATATCATGCACCCATTTAGCAATGGCTGACACGATAAACGATTTACCTGCACCCGTGGCCGCTTCAATAAGACAAGGATCCACAGTGGTCCTTATCTCATTAATAGCGGCTTCAAATGCGGCTCGCTGGTATGGGCGCAGCTTCAAAATGAGATCCTCCAGCTGTGCGAATCTCTACCGCGATATTCATCTAATTCGCTTTCTGTCATTTGGGCAATAACAGGGATCTTTTTGTATTGCACAGATCCTTTTCGCGTTACCTTGCTAACAGTTAAAGATCCAACCTTATCCTTATCGCCTTGCACCTGGCTTATTACGCGCTTCTTAACTTCTTCTAGCGCTTCTTTTGCTTCTTCAAAAGCTGTATGCACTTTTTTATATTCTTCTGCCAGTTCTTCATTGTATATACCAGCGGTTTCGGCTCTTTCTTTATACTGAGTGTAAAAAGCCTCTATTTTTTCAAAGTTTTCGTTTATCCAATCGGGATCATAAAAAACGTGATCTATCTCGCATTTTTTTGGCGTCCACTTAAAAAAATCGCACTCTTGGCGCTCGCTGATAAGCATTGCAAATTGACACTTGGTATACCAGTCGTCGCGGTTGTCCATTGTGTCAAACGTGTCGCGCATGTAGGGAATGTGGATTAATACGCAAGAGTTAACGACATTGATATAAACAGATCCTTTAAATAATTCCGTTTCGACTTCTTTTTTATCTATTAAAAAGCCTGTTTTTTCTTCATATGCTTCAATCGCGTCGGGCGTGTTAAACTCGATATATTCATGGGCAATAGATGGCGCGAACGGTCTATCATAGACCATATCCAACAGCACATCGTTTGCCTTTTTGGTTTTGTGGTGGCCGCAAATAGTAGCCACGTCGGATAATCTTATTTTTTTGTACTTCATTGTTGTTTTACCTTAAAAAAAATGGCGCATCCATGCGCCGAGAGAGAATTAATTAAAAGCCTATATCGTCTAAGTCGTCTTTTTCTTCAACGGCTGGCGCTTGATGATTCTTGCCAGATGAAACGGCGCGAACCCAGTTGCCTTTTTTGCCGTCGTCAGATTCCCAAATATCGACCTTAATAAGCATAATTTTGTTTGTTAGTGCGGTTGCCAGGTCCATATCATCAAAAACAGCCTTTTTAGATTTCGCCAAAGCGCCACCGGCATTAGCGTCAATAGCTGCAAGCATTAACAAGGCTTTTTGTCGCTTCTTATCATCGTGGGATTTTGCGCGGATTTTCTGAAAAATCTTTCTGTTTTTGTACTCATCAGGCGCGAGCACTTGCCAAGTGATTGATATATATTCGTCGCCGTCATATTCAGCCCATTCAGCGCCTTCAATGGTGACTTTTAAAGTTGTGTTCGACGGGATCGGCTCAATCGCCGGATTGCTGTCAAATTCGCCGTTTTTTACTTGATTTAAATCTAATTCACTAAACATGCTTTATTTTCCTAGGATGGTTTTTAATGGGTTGATACCTTTTTCGACCGGTAAATCTTCTTCTATACCAAATCGGTTTTTTGATACGTTTGACGCGCTCGCATAAGTCACTAAGACGCGCGAGCCGTCACTAATGGCCTTTTTTCTTTCGCCGTCGCCTTTGGTGTAAGTTTGCAACTTTAAAAACCCCACCAGGTCGGATTCATCGACATAGGGGGCCATAGACTTTTTACCCAAGCGCAAGCAGTAGCGCGTATAGGGATCCTGGTCCGGTAATTCAATGGTTTCGGTGTCAGCATGTGCTAAAAATACAACGTGCATACCTTTGGCAACTAATCGACCGCACATAATACGAACCTTTTGGTGCATTGCAGACACAGCAGAAAGGCCCGCGCCATACCCGCCTAAAGCCTGATTTATAGAGCGCGGTTTTTTAACGTCGCTATCTATTACATGCTGTATAAAAAGTCGCTCTAACGCCGTTACAGAATCAATAACAACCGTTTTATAGTTGTGTTGCTCATCTGTTAGCGCCTTTAGTTGTTGGCGTATATCGTCGGCCTTTTCAATCACTGGAAAAGCGTCCGGCATTAGCTCTTTCGGTATGCCCTGCAAGCCATCCTCTACACGAATGAAAATAGGTTTAGGGAATGTTGCGGCCAAGGTTGTTTTGCCCATTCCAGAGTCACCACAAATGGTGCTTATAACAGGCCTGGCAGTTGGTTTGCTTACTTGTGCGAGTATAGACATAGTTTTGCCTCCTTCTTTTCTCTTCACGTTGATTAATTTAGACGACCGAATTATACTTGTCAACATTGAATTGTTAAATTTTAACTATTAGGAGGTTTAACCAGTGCTAACACTAGACCAGATAAGGAAAAGAGCGGAAAGTATGAATTTGTATAAGTTGGCAGAAAAAGCGGGCGTGCATCCCAACGCGCTATATAGTTTAATTAACGGGAAATCCGATCCGAAATATTCGACAGTTAAGAAGGTTAGCGACTACTTAGAGAACTTAAATAATAAATAAATTAACAAAAAAATATTTATTATTTTTATATTGACCGCCTCAAATTTGCTGATTAGTCTTTTATGCGACGACATAAACACCAACAACAAAACGAGGCAATCAATGCTTGATTATAAACAATATTTAGTTGCAGGTTTTAGGTTTTTTGGCATACATGGAGTAACAAACGGCGTTTGCGACTGTATGCGAGAAGATTGCGAAGCCCAATACAAACATCCGCGCATGAACTCCTGGCAATACACGCCCTATAGATGGAGCGATGAACAGCTAGAAGTAATGGAAATGACCGGTCAATTTGATACTGGTATCGGTGTCCTAGTAGACGACCATTTGATCATAGACATAGACCCAAGAAACGGAGGTTTAATGGGCTATGATGAGCTTTGTCACGATACGGGGCTAGATTTTGAGGAATTATCCGGCTTTGTGGTCAGAACCGGCGGCGACGGTTTACATATCTATTTTAAGCGCGAAAAAGGCCAAGCGCTTGTTTCACATCTAAAGCAATACCAGGGCATTGATTTTAAATCTAGCGGCTTTGTAGTTGGCGCAGGTTCAAAGCATAAAAGCGGCAACAAATACGAAGTTATAAAAGGCACTCCATCCGATATTGGCGACCCGCCACAAGAGTTGATAGACCTGCTTAAAAAGCCTGAAATGGTACGCGCAGAGTATAAAGGGCAGCATATTGATCTAGATAGTCAGGCTATTATTGAGATGCTTAACCATGTAGATCCCAATTGCGGGTATGACGAGTGGATCAAAGTTGGAATGGCTATCCACCATGGGACCAACGGCACAGGTTTTGAGCTTTGGGACGAGTGGAGCGCAAAAGGCGAAACATACCCAGGTTCAAAAAAATTAGATTTTCATTGGCACAGCTTTGGCAAGTCTGCAAATCCTGTGACTATTGGAACGCTTATCCACATGGCAACAGAGGCCGGTTATATTGAGTCCGTTACTTTTGAAAGTGATATTAATATTGAACCATTAAAAGTAAACGAGTCTAGCGAGGTTGATTTATTGCGCCCACCTGGTTTCGTTGGCGATGTTGCCGCATGGATACGGGATCAATGCAGATTTCCACGGGAACACCTAGCAGTTGCGGCGGCTTTGTCTGCGATCGGTAATATTGCCGCGCTTGGTTATGTTGATAAAACCTATGGAGCCACCACCAACCAATTTATATTTTGTGTGGCTGGCTCTGCAACAGGAAAGGAAGCTATACAGCAAGCACAAGGCGCAATCCATAGAGCCGTAGATATGGCCAAGTGTACACATGGTGACATTAAATCTGATGTAGAGATAGGGCGAAACCTAATCGAGCATCAAGCGGCCTTTTATACTATTGACGAGCTGGGGTTGATCCTGGGCAAGATAGCAAACGCAGGGAAAAGCGGAGCAACATATTTAGAAGGCGTTATTGCCTCCTTAATGTCGATATATTCAAAAGCCAACGGCGTGTTACAGGTTAAAGGTGACGTAAAAAGGGAGCTTAGAAGGGAGATAGAAGCAAAAATAAATAGCCTGTTAGACAGCGGCGAAAATGACGACAAGTTAGGCGAGCTTGAAAAAAGGTTAAACGATGCTGAGATGGGTATTGTTAAGCCGTTTTTATCTCTCATTGGTTACACCACGCCCATTACCTTTGACGCCTTAGTAACTAGGGAGATGGCAACCAATGGTTTTTTTGGGCGCTCTTTGATAATCCACGAAAAAGAAACCAACCCAAAACCAAACGAGAATTTTAACGAGCATGATATACCTTTCGGTATGGCTGCAACGCTTAACGCGATAGCCTGGCGCGGCAATGCAGACCAACACCGCGACCGCATAGAGGAATATGCAGAAAGAACAGAAATAAAGACCACCGACGAGGCCAAGTCAATGCTCGCTGATATAGCACAGTATTACTGGAAGGAAGCAGAGAAAGCCAAGTTGGACACATTAGAGGCAATACCTAGACGATGCTTTGAGATGGTTTTAAAAGTATCCATGATATTAGCCATCCCAACAGGGATAAGGACAGAAGAACACGTAAACTGGGCCAATGCTTTTGTCAAAAGAGACATGGAGAATAAATTGAACCTGGTTGCGGGCAACATTGCCGAAGAACTAAAAAGGCACGATGAAGCTATCGCCAGGAAAGTTTTGGGTATGCTTGATAAAGAAATACCATTAACTACCGGCGTTATTTGCAATAGATGCTCTAAATACAAAAAAGACGACGTTGTATCAATATTGGAAGCACTAAAAACAAAAAACCTTATCCGTTCAAAAGAAAACACTAGCGGCAGAAAAAAAACAACCAACTGGTACTTGTCTTAATCAATATATAGCGCTATCGTTATCTATGCGGTAGCGCTTTCCTTTGACCTCCCTGGTCATAAATATTAAAAATATTTAAAAATATTTTTAAAAATAATCGCTACAGGCCGCATAAAACCTGATAAATACATAAATATCATAAATATTGACCCTTTTACTCTCAGAGACAAAAAAGCAATATTTTGGTATCTATTGTCCGACCTCTCATCTATAAAGATAGGGAGAGGTGAGGTCGTATCTAAAGATAGTAGATCCCCACTATTTAAAGATTTCCCCCAAGCTAAAAAGACGCAATATTTATGATATTTTTGTATTTATCAGTATTCATGCGGGTTACAGCGATTATTTTTAATATTATTTTTAAATATTTTTAATATTTATGATCTATTTATAATAGCGGCCAGACCTCCTACCTTTATTGCATCGGCAACCGTCAACCAATAGTTTACATTTGAATACACAAATAATGTGTAAAAATGCTTTACATCATACAAATAATGCATATAATTATATTTAACAGCAACAAACAATAGGACGACATAACATGAAAGACTTCACTGCACAGCAACTAAAAGACGCAATAATCAACCTATACCCAAAGAAAGACGCTGCAAGCTGCGCCGCGTATAGATTAGCGTTTGATTTACTAGAGCAAAAGATTGGTGGCGACAAGTTGGATCAATTCTGCGACGCATACGGCATTTAGACGGAGGCTTAAACTAATGAAATTCAAACTAAAAGAAATAGCCGAAAATTACGGCATACACATCAATACAGTTAGAAACTGGAAATTAAATAGACCGGCGGTTTATGAGGCTTTAGTGCTTGGCATGAAGCGCAAAAGGTTTTGCGTGGATTGTGGGGTGCTGACAGTGGAGGATCATAAAAATGCCGGGTAAATGCTGGGGTTGCGGCGGTTTCACGCCGTACAAAGACGTTAATTTTTGCAATGCCTGTATGGGGCAGCGGGTCGAACTGTCCAAAGAGGACAAAAACACATTGGCGGCGGTTAGGCTCTCAAATGCTAGGGCTTTGATTGATATGACTTTAAATACGGTGGGTGACGCAGTGGACTTTGAAACAGTCAACGAAATAGTTGATTTGGCAAACCAGGCACTTAACTTTGTGGAGGTTCCGAAAGATGAATAAGCACGATTGGTTAGGCGTGGCGGCTTTTGTGGTCATTATCGTTTTAGGTGGAGCTGTTCTTGATGATGACATCGAGCAACAGTGCAAAGTTGGTTTGGCGAGGTGTGAATAATGAATGTATTAAGTCTTTTTGACGGTATGTCATGCGGTCAGATTGCACTGGATCGTGCAGGTATTAAGGTTGGCAAATACTATGCTAGTGAGTTGGATAAATACGCTATTACTGTTACTCAGGCGAATTACCCGGATACTGTTCAGCTTGGCGATGTTACAGGTTGGCGCGAATGGGATATAGATTGGTCTAGTATTGACTTATTAATCGGTGGAAGCCCTTGCCAGGGTTTTAGCTTTGCTGGTAAACAGTTGGCTTTTGATGATCCACGTTCAAGGTTGTTTTTTACTTATGTGGATATTTTAAACCACATTAAATCGGTTAATCCTGACGTTAAGTTTTTGCTCGAAAACGTAAAAATGAAAAAGGAATACTTACAGGTCATTAGCAGCCAATTAGGTGTTGAGCCTGTTTGCATTAATAGTGCATTGGTTAGCGCACAAAACCGAGTTAGGTATTACTGGGCTAATTGGGGCTTTGAACAGCCGGAGGATAAAGGTGTTTTACTCGCTGACATCATTGAAAATGGCGTGGCTGATAGAGACAAATCTTTTTGTATAGATGCGAACTATTACAAAGGCGGCAATTTAAAAAGCTATTTTGAGAAAAATCGACGCCAGCTTGTATTTGACAAGTTATGCGAAAATTTAAGGCATAAGTCCAAGACGGTAAGAAGTGGCGGCCGGGGCAGCTATGAGCGCCACGAATGGGACAGTGTCTGTACTTGCCATTGCAGAAAGCTAACCCCCATAGAGTGCGAACGCCTACAAACAGTTCCAGACGACTACACGGCAGCGGTTAGCAACACACAACGATATAAAATGCTTGGCAACGGTTGGACGGTTGACGTTATAGCGCATATTTTTAGAAGTGTAACGGGTGATTTATGAAAGACCAAATAAGACATGCTTTATCTGATAAGGCGACTAAAGAAGAGGTGCAGAAGGCATTATTAGACCTTCTTAAGTATCACGATATTGATGCAAATGGTTGCGGTTGGCTTAGTAATTCATCTGAACTATGCGGGCAATGTGTATTTTGCATAGCAGAGCAACTACAAAAAGAAGTGGTGATTAAATGAAATCAGAAATCGAAGGTACTTACCCCAGCGGAGAACTTCAAGGCGACCTGATTAATGAGCTTGAAGAAGAGTTACGCGAAGCAAAACAAAAACTAGGAAGCCTTATCACAGAGCTTGAGCGGTTGGATGAGCGCAGGTTTAACGCTGGCACTATAGTGAATGTTGACTTGCAGTACTTTATCAGCTCAGGCGACATAAAAGCTTTAATAGATAAATACAAAGGCGGTGAATGATGAGCGATAGACCGGATTGTATCTTAAGTAAGACTGTTAAAGCTAGAAAACAGCATGAGTGCTGTGAGTGTATGGGGTCAATTAAGAGAGGTGAGCACTACCATTACACGTCTGGTGTTTGGGACGGTACACCCTATTCTTTTAAGCAATGCTTGAACTGTGGTGACATATTTAACGCAGCTTCAGAGATAGCATTTTCTGAGGGTATAGAGGGTCCTTCATTTAGAGACTTAAAATACTGGTTTATGGAAAATGAGTATGATGGATTTGCAGGGAAGGTGTTTCTAGAGTCAATGTCAAAGTGGGTTGGGGTTGATGTGAATGACCTAAATAAACTTTTGAAAATAGGCGGTGAGTGATGAATAAAAGAAAGCCAATATCTGTTAGCACGTACAATTATCAAGATAGGATCGCTATTGTCGTTGTATGTGATGATGGTTCCATCTGGGAACTATGGAATGGTGAGTGGGAAAGGGTCAAAGATATACCACAAGATGAAGGTGTGATTGATGACTGATTTAAAACCATGTCCAAATCCAAAGTGTAGAAGCTGTTAAGAAGGAATTAAGCGAATGAAGATATTAGCATTTTTGGGTGTATCGATCTTGGCTTTTGGAGGTTGGTATCTATCGAGAACTATCAACTACTCGCTTAGTTATGAGTCAATGGTCGAAAGTACTGTGAAAGATGTGGTCAAGCAAAGCTGTATCAAAGAGGGGTTAAGCGAATGAGTTTAACAATAGCAGATTGTAGGCTATGCACAGGTGGAACCCAAAAGGTCGAGCATGGCGAGTATGGTTATTCTGTAAGGTGTTCATGCGGTGTTTTTTCTGGGCACTGCAAGTACGAACGTGATGCTGTGAACGCTTGGAATAAGGACATGTTAAGAGGGGAACCAGTAGAAACAATATCGCTAACCAACGAAAAAAATGACTCTATCACGCCAGTAGGGTATTTATCTGGAACAAAGGTTGATTGGCCAAGAAAGGTTGACGACACACTAAAAGAACGTGGCAACCGCTACGGAGAATTTTCGGAGCATGCACTAATAGCGCAAGGTCTGAAATCATTGATGTATGACAATTCAGGATGGCAAAAACTCAATGATTATCAACGTGAGGCGCTCGAAATGATACAACACAAAGTTGCAAGAATACTAAACGGCGATCCGAATTATATTGATAACTGGCACGATATAGCGGGCTATTCGAGCTTGGTTGAGAAAGAACTAGCAAAAATAAATTCATAATGGGTTGCGGACCCGTGGCCGCGAATCGACTAGCCGCCGTAAGCGGTTTAACAGTTTAACGAGGTGAATAATGAGGCCTAATAAGTGGCTGGCAGTGGATAGAAAGACGGGGAAGCGTGGCGGTGTCTTGTGGGATGCGGCAGAATTAAAGGAGTTTGCCAAGCTGTACCCAAAAAATAATTTTAAATTTCGGTGTGTATGGCTTTGAAATTAAACCAAAAAATGTGAAACCCATCACATTTTTAAACTATACTAAAAGTGATGGCGTGCCAAGGATGGCGAATTTAATCACAGGATGGGTGATATAATGGAAAGATTTTTTGATGCTTTGCCGTTTATTGGTCTGGCGTTTGCGTTTTTTGATTTGTTTCGGGCTTTGATAGCACTTCAATACGTCGTAGTTTTATAATGTTGATGAAATACCACACGGTGGCTACGCATGTGATCATGGGTATGATCGTTAAAATGAGCGTATTGTTCTCAACAATAGTTTGGGCCAACCACGACATAAACGTGGTTAGCATTGAGAAGGCAGCAGCGGCAGAGCCTTTTGATGCTGCAATTTCGTGTGAATCCATTAACTTTTTTCGTCCGGGATAAATGCTTCAATTGTTCCAATTATACCAACAACAACCGGCGCTACAATCGCTATTTGGTCAGGCGTTATAACCCAGCCGAAAGAGCCAGCAATCGCCGCAAGAGCCACACGGGTTGAACGCTCTTTTAATCTATTTTTTACCCAATTTTTAACTGACATAAACTAGACTCCAATTAAAGTATGTTTTTATTTTAGTACAAAAGGGTAAAAAATGCGCGATATTAATAGTTTAATAGTCCATTGTTCAGCCACGCCGCCAAGTATGGACATAGGGGCGAAGGAGATCAAAAAGTGGCACGTCGATGGTAATAAATGGTCTGATATAGGGTATCACTACGTTATCAGGCGAAGTGGAATGATTGAACCAGGCAGGCCGATAAGTAAGCCAGGAGCGCACGCGAAGGGCTATAATGGCGATAGTATCGGCGTTTGCTTAGTTGGCGGCGTGGATAGTCTAGGGCAATCTGAGTTCAACTATACGTTTAATCAAATGGCGGCATTGCGGACAGTAATAGAAGCGTGGAAAGGTAAACAAGTTTTTGGCCATAGGGATTTGGATTCAAGCAAAGATTGCCCGTGTTTTGACGTTTCGGCGTTATTTGGGTAAAAAAAAAGCCCGCGGATGGACGGGCTTTAACGTGTACTCACAACAACAAAGAGATGAATTAACTATAAACAATGTAGTATATGATACTATAATTAGCAATAGTGGGCAGGAGTCCACAAACACTACGACTAGGGGTTGAAGTGGCAAAACGAGAGCTAAACGACAAACAAATGGCATTTTGCCAAGAGTATATTGTTGATCTAAACGCAACACAGGCCGCTATTCGCGCCGGCTATTCAAAAAAGACGGCTAGAGCAATAGCAAACAAACTACTTACAAAAGTAGACATTCAAGCCGTTATCGAGAAGTTAAAAGCAAAACGTGAAAAAAGAACGCAAATAAGCGCAGATTACGTGCTTTTAGAGCTAAATCGAGTCAAAGAGTTAGCCATTAACGGCGACGAACAATACGGCAATGAGGGGCAATTGCTTGGCATTAAACGCCAATTGTCGGCGGCAGTATCGGCATTAGCTAAAATGGGCGAGCATGTAAACGTCAGGGCTTTTGACAGAGAAAAAGACACCCAACAAGACGCACAGCCTATAGGCCGGATTGAAATAGAGGTTGTAGGTGCGAACCTTAAAGATTAAGGCAACCGAGCCGCAAGCGGCTTTTCATTCGTTAGCCTGCAAGCATCCCGCTTTTGTGGGTGGATTTGGGACCGGCAAATCTGAAACAATGGCAAACCAAGCCATACTAGACGCAAGCCATTCGTCGGATGCGTTAATAGGTCTTTACGAACCAACCTACGATCTGGTTAGGCTTATTATGGCCCCAAGGATGGAAAAAAAGCTATCTGAGTACGGTATTAGCTACAAATACAACAAAGCCGAAAATATCATATATACATCTAACGGCGGTTTTGGTGACTTCATTTTGCGAACGCTAGACAATCCGGCGCGGTTGATTGGTTACGAAACTTACCGTGGTCATATCGACGAAATAGACACGCTAAAAGATGAACATGCAACAGACGTTTGGAATATGTTGGTTGCAAGAAACCGACAAAAACCCGAAGGCGTAGAAAAGCCCTTCAACCGGTTGAGTATTTACACAACGCCTGAAGGGTTCAAGTTCACTTATCGCACATGGAAGGAAAGCCCGAAAAAAGGTTATGAGCTAGTTCAGGCCAGTACCTTATCAAATCCTTTTCTGCCAGATGATTACGTCGAGACATTAAAGCAGGCTTACCCGTCCCAATTAATCGACGCTTATATTAATGGCGACTTTGTAAACCTAACAAGCGGGCGCGTGTATGCCCAGTTTGATAGAAAGCTAAACGCTTCTACCGAAGTGGTAGAGAAAGCCGATCATTTACACATTGGAATGGATTTTAACGTGGCTAAAATGTCGGCGGTTGTTCATGTGTTGAGGCAGGGCATACCCCATGCAGTGGATGAAATAACAGGCGCGTTTGATACGCCTGCAATGATTGAGATCATAAAAAACCGATACCCTATGCACTCGATAAGTATTTACCCAGACGCAAGCGGGCAGAATAGAAAAAGCGTGTCGGCCAGTGAAACTGATATTAGCCTATTAAAACGTGCAGGCTTTCGAGTTTATCACGAAACTAAAAACCCGCGGGTGCGTGATCGCGTTGTGACGGTCAATAGTAATTTTTGCAACGCAAAGGGCGAACGACGATATTTTGTAAATGTTGACAAGTGCCCGACATATACTAAAGATTTAGAACAACAAGTTTATGATAAGAATGGCGAGCCGGACAAAAAGCACGACACAGACCACACGACAGACGCAGCCGGATATTTTATATACTCGATGTTCCCAGTAATTAAACCGACCACACAGGCGAAAGCAAAATGGCGTATGTAGACAATCATCCTGATTTTGATAAATTCCAACCGATTTGGAAAAAGTGCAAAGACGTTATCGAAGGAGAGGACGCATTAAAACAAGCGGACCGCAATAAACAAGGAACATATTTGCGCCCGCTAAACCCATCGGATAAAAGCGCGTACAACGTAGCAAGAAATAAAAGCTATATCAATATGGCTCGATTCCAGAACTACACAGCTAAGACGGAAGCTGGTTGGTTAGGTATGGCTTTTAGATTGCCGCCAACCATTGAAAATATACCAAGTGAAATCGAGTACCTGGCGCAAGATGCTGATGGATCTTGGTTGTCACTAGAACAGCAAAGCAGGAACACGCTAAAACACATTATTGATTTTGGCCGATGCGGTTTACTAACTGACATGCCAGCTTTTGAAGGCCAAGCGACCCGTGCAGATGTCGAAAACGGCTACAGGGCGAATATAAAACTATATTCAGCCGACAGCATACGCGATTGGTCGCCAGAAAACCCCAACAGGTTTGATCCGCTCTCGTTCGTGAAGTTACGCGAAACTTTTGTTTATTGGGGCAAAGATGGCGACCCAACTAAAAAAGGCAACGGCGAAAGATTCCTGATTTTAAAGCTCGTCGATGGCGTCTATGTTCAAGAGGTTTGGGAAAAGCGCGAAGAGGACGAGGAGCACATATTAATTAAAGAAATCTACCCGCGCAGGTCTAACGGTTCAACCTTTGATTATATCCCTTTTGATTTTGTCGGTTCTTTAAATAATACGCCCAAAGTCGATAAACCAATGGTTTTAGATTTGGCCAATGCAAACCTTGGCATGTACCAAGAAGATGCAAACCTTCGGATTAGTTCTTTTGGGTTCAGCGCAGTCACGCCACACATTGCTGACGACCAATATTTTCAACGCCACAACATGGTCGGCGAAGATGGAGAGGAGCAAACCGTTGAATTTGGCGAAGATTCGTTGATAATTACAGGTTCGGGAGGAGCTTTTAATTTGGTAGCACCACCTGAAAACCCATTAGCCCAAAGAATTAAAGAGTCAGACCGTCAAGACCTGATTGGATTAGGGGCGCAAGTAATTGTTCCAGGTGGCGGGGCTGAAACAGCCGAAGCGGTACGAATTAAAAAAGGTGATAGTGCTTCTCTTTTATCTATCGCGGTTCAAAATGTGTCAAACGCATATATGTCACAGCTTGAAAATGTTGCCGAATTTATGGGCGCAACGATTGCGAATGATACGGTAATTGCGTTAAACGAGGATTTTTTCTATGAAGATCTAACGCCAGAAATGGCCCGTGAGTTAGTGGCAACTTGGCAAAACGGGGTTATTTCTAAAGACGTACTAGATCAAAAGCTGGTCAAAGGCGGCATCATACCATCTGGCACAGATTTGGAGATAATGAACGGCGCACTCGAAACCGAGCTAGATACTATCCCAACAGATTCGGATCTAAACAATGTCGGCTAGCGGGCAGCTAAAAGAAATATCTATCCGCAATCAAGTATTGCTGGAAATGTTGAAAGAAGGGGCGCACCGTGATTTTTTGCCCTTTCTTAACAGCATGGAAAGAGCCACAAGGCGGGCAATCTATGAATTTGGCGACATAGGCACAAAACAGCGTTTAAATGAGATAGTGCGAGATATTGCGGCTATTCAGATAGACATAATGGCAGAATGGCGCGAGGACTTTACCGGCACGTTTGAGGAGTTGGCAACACATCAGGCCAGTATCGAGGCAGAGGCTTATAATTCTATTGTTAAGGATTATGACGCGCCAATACCCGCGCCCAACAAGATAGTTGCAGCCTACAAGGTTAACCCAATGACTGTGCAGGACTACAGCGGCAACCAGCTACTAGAGCCATTTTTAAAAGACTTTTCAAACCAGGCTATCCAACGCATTAGAAACGAAGTGACCGCCGGATATTATCGCGGGGCAACAATTCAGGAAATAGTTGACGCCATAGGCGGCGCAACCGACAAGATAAGACGGCAGAATAAAACCATTATTCGCACAGCTTACCAGCACGTCGCACAGTCGGCCCGTCAGGAGGTCCAGTTGGCTAATAGGGATATAGCTTCAAAATACGAATGGGTTTCAACGCTTGATAGTAAAACATCCCCCCAATGCAGGGGGTTAGACGGGCAAAGGTTTGACATAGGCGACGGACCAAAGCCGCCGATACACCCAAATTGCAGAAGCACCACGGTTGCCGTTTTGGATATTGACGACGGACAGGTGTTTGAGGACGAGCTAGGTGTTCGGGCTACAGAAACGGGGCAGGTTTCAGAGAGTACGAGCTATTACGGATGGCTAAAAAGACAACCGGCAAGTTTTCAGGACAAGGTGATAGGTCCAAAAAGGGGTAAGATATTACGAAATGGCGGTATAAATGCGGAAGAGTTCGCAAAGCTATCTTTAGACAAAAACTTCAAACCTATTTCGTTGGAAGATATGAAAAAAGCAAGACCAGACATTTTTGAGAAAGCTAACGTAAATTTGTAATATTGCGTTAGCTTATTTAATAAACTAAACTTTAAAAAGGCGGGATATATGAGTATTAAAGACGATCTAACGAAAGTCGAAGGGCTATCGGAAAGCCAAGTTGAGGCACTAGCGGGAATTTTCCAACCGCTAAAAGATAATCACGATAATTTGCTATCAGAGAAAAAGACCCTGAAAGCAGCTTTAGAAAATAAGGTTACAGAGTTTGACGACTTCAAAAACGCACAGACAGAAGCCGAAGAGCAAGCTAAAATAGACAAAGCAAAAGCCGAAAAAGACATTGAGGCGCTACAAATAGCACTACAAGAGCGCGACGACAGAATAAAGAAACAGCAACAGGAAGTTGCAAAGCGCGAGGCCGACAGCGCTATAGAAAAGGCCAGAAACGAATTTTTAATAAAGGTGAGCGACGACCCAGCAGCACGGCATTATATGTCGGACTTATTCAACAAGGGCGTTGATTATCGAGACGGAAAGCTAGTGGTTGTAAATGGTGAACAACCAACTGGGCAATCCTTAGAAGATTTTACAACTACATTAGCCAGTGATAAGGCAAACGCAAGCTATATCAAAGCAAATGTAGGGACCGGCGGTGGGGCCAATGGTTCAGATTCGTCTAGCGGTAGGGCCGCAACGACGTGGACGAGGGATCAATTTAATGATGCCTCACAAGCGCAGCGTGCCCAATTTTTCAAAGATGGCGGCAAGCTGGAAAGTTAATTAGCTAAACGAGGAACTTAACAAATGGCTAATGTTTTAACTGATCTGGCGGCAGATGCTTACAAAGCCGCCGATATTGTAGCCCGTGAACTTACGGGTTTTATTCCATCTGTAACCGTGAACACTTCAGACGTGCCAGCGGATGGTCAGACCGTACGCTCTCACGTCACAGGGTCGGCAACTGCAACTGACATTACCCCAAGTATGACCACGCCTGAAGGTACGGATCAAACCGTCACCAACAAAACGCTGTCTATTAGCAAACAACGCGCGGTTCAAATCCCGTGGACTGGTGAGGACGTTAGGTTCGTTAACGCTGGTTCTGGTTTTGAAACCATTTACGGCGATCAAATCGCGCAGGCTATGCGTACTCTTGTGAATGAAATTGAGGCAGATATTGGTACAGACATTTACAAAAGTGGTTCTCGTGCAGTTGGTACGGCAGGCACTACTCCTTTCGCGTCAAATCACAATATTGTGAACGAAGCGCGTCAAATTATCGCTGATAACGGTATGCCATTATCTGACGGTCAATTGTCTTTAGTAATGAGCACCGGCGCTGGCGTTAATTTCCGCAACCTTTCTAACTTGTACAAAGTTAATGAGGCTGGAACTGATCGTTTGTTACGTCAAGGCGTTTTGCAAGACATTAGCGGTATTATGATGCGAGAGTCCGCACAGGTTCAATCGCACACTAAAGGCACTGGCTCTGGGTACTTGTTAAACGATGCGTCTAGCGCCATTGGTGATACCACTATAGCCGCCGACACCGGTTCAGGCACTATATTAGCTGGTGACATCGTGACCTTTGCGGGTACTGCCGATAAATACGTGGTAAACAGCGCATTGGCCGGTGGTGAATTTGTAATAGGCGACCCTGGTTTACGTGCAGCAGAAACCGACAACGACGCGATCACAGTTGGCAACAGCTATACAGCTAACGTTCTTTTGCATCGTGATTGCTACGAGTTGGCTATTCGCCCACCTGCAAGCCCATTAGGTGGCGATTCTGCCGAGGACGTTATGATTATCCAAGATCCAAGAACTGGCATTCCTTTTGAAATCTCTATTTATAAAGGTTTCAAGAAAGCCATGATCATGGTATCAGCGGTATGGGGTTACAAAGCCTGGAAGTCTGACGGCATCGTTAACGTACTAGGCTAGTGATTCGCGGCGGGCCTCTGCAAAAGTACGCCCGCCCTTTCTAACTTTTTAAAAGGTTTGATCCTATGGCTGAAAAGAAAGAAAAAGCACCTAAATTGGTGAAAATGGAACACGTTGACACCGGCAAAAAAGCCGATGTGCACCCTGAAGAAGTGGAAAACTTCAAAAAAGGCGGCTTTGTAGAGGCTAAATAATGGCAATCGACAACAATTATACAAGCGCGACCTATGACGGCTATATAACCGTTACAGAGTGCGACACTCTAACCAGTGGGTTAGATGGCTTTAGGGATCTGACCGCTTATGGTACGTTGTCGAGCACCCAAAAAGAAAACTTGATCAAGTACGCCACGCGCGAGGCAAACCGGCTTAATTTTGTTGGCAGCGTGGTTGCTGACGTTATAGCCCAGGATATGCAGTGGCCACGTAATGCGGTTTATTACTTAAACGACGAACTTGTATCAATTACTGCAATACCTGATTTTGTAAAACGGTTTACAGCTTTTAGAGTTTTAGAACTTATCGAAAATCAATTGACAGCAACCAACGACCCAGCCAAAGCCATTAAAAAGGTAAAAATCGGCGAGCTTGAAACCGAATATCAAGACAATAAAGGTATTGTCCCATCTAACAGCCTTCGTGATTTGCCGGCTTTTAAAGAGATCGCCCCATGGGTAGTTGGTGGCGGTTCTAGCAGAGTTAGGGCGGTTCGTGGATGAGCCTTAATCAGTCGCTAAAATCTGAGTTTAAGAAAAGCGCATTAATCGCCTTTAACGAAATGGTATCAGCAAGCGATTTTTTGTTGTTCACTACCGAAAGTGCGTTTGATCCGGCTAGTTACTCAGAAACCCCAAGCGTGGAATTTAAAGCGCGGGGTATTATTGCGACTATCCCACTAAACAAAGTGAACGGCGACAACATCCAGGTTGGCGACTGTATCGGACATGTATTATCCGACGAAATGGATCGAGCGCCAGAAATAGGTATGGTCGTATCTGAGCTAGACGGTAATGGACCAGAATATACAATCTATGCAATTGAAGCAGACGCAGCGGACGCAGTTTACAAGCTGTATCTAAGGCGGCGCTAATGCTAACCGGAAAAGACCAGGCTTTTAAAAATCTCAGGAAAAAAACCAGAGATGTAGGCCGCGCCTTTATTATAGAAGTCGATAGAAAGCTGGCAAAGGCCACGCCTGTTTTGTTTGGTGTCGCCCGTGCAAACTGGTTGCCTAGTGTCGATAGTCCAGACGCTAGAAAGATTGGTTATCCGAATAAGCAAAAGAGAACGTACGGCACACAAGCAAGAGCAAGCAGCCACGCCTTTGAAGATGGTGCGAGATTCTACCTGTCAAACAACTTACCTTATATTCGTAAACTAAACGAAGGCGGCACAAAAAAGGTCGAACCTGGATTTGTAGAAAATTCAATCAGGGCGGCAAGTAACAAGATTAAGAGGTTGTACAAATAATGGCATATATCAGCTTAATCGAGTTTGAAAAAAAGATTGTTTCGCAGGTAGATACAAACAGGCCGACCGGCCTAAATTATGATCACATTCAATACCCAAACAGAAACATAGACCAGCCTAAAAGCGACGATTGGGTGCAAGTGGTTATCGACCACCAAGATCGAGAACGCCAGGCCATCGGTACTGGCGAGTTCGTGTTTATTGGAGAGGTTCGATTAATTGTTTATTCGCCCGTCGGAAAATTGCAGACAGGGCACTATACTATTATTGATACTTATCGACAGATTTTTGACAGTCTCGACATGAGCTTTACCGGCGGCAATGCCAGGTTTAGAGAGAGTTTTATTCAAACGAACGGCGAAGCAAACGGCTATTTTAGCACGACCATTGTTTGTCCGTTTACTATTAGAGAAATCAACTAGAAGGGGCGTATGATATGGCCGCAAATGTAATTTTACCGCAATCAGGCGATCTACGCGCCACAGCGATCCAAAAAGAAACCGCAGTAGGCACACCGGCAGCGGGCGCGTGGGAAACCCTAAGAAATACCGGCGGCGCTGGCGTCGTGGGTGACTTCTCGACCACTGAAAGCGGAGAGCTTACCGGTAGCAACACCCTAGGCTTGCGTGACTTGTTCAGAGTTGGCGAGAAAGGGCAAGCAGACTATAACTTTGAATTGAGTTACGCGACCGCTGGGAGTGCTCCGTTTGAGTACTTTATGGAGTCAATTCTTCAAAATACCTTTTCAAGTAACACGCTTACCCCAGGTACAACAGAGTTAACCCTATCTATTGAGGACACTTTTAGCGATTTAGGGCACTCGCTATCAGCTCAAGGGGCGCAGGTTACTAGCTTTAGTGTAAATATCCAAAGTGGCGAAGTGATCACCGGATCGGCTTCATTGGTAGCGCCTATTTTCAATTTTACCGACTTTGAAGCGCATAGTGGGGGCGCGACTGATACGGTGGCGGTGACAGGCGGGAACACTATAGATCCTTCAGTGTCCAGAACCTTGCCAAGTGGCGCGGTTGTCGGTTCAACCGTACTTATCACAGCGTCGGATGATGCCGCAGACATAGGGCTTTACAAAGTCACCGCTATTGATGCCGATGCGGTAACAGTTGACGGCACTTTAGTTA